TCAGATGCGGCAGTGCTAGCGGGGTATGACTGACGGAACACCTTGTAACCTAGGTTAGGGTCGGTGTAGGTACAGCCAAGGAAAACACCCACAGGTGTCATAGCGGCATCGAACGTATCACGTTCGACAGTGCCTCCGGTAACGAGCTTCACAGCATCCCCATAAAAAATAGCTGTTGCATAGCCACTTGCAATTTTGAAGTGACGAGTAACACCTACGAAAGGAGAGCCGCTCAACAGTTTTACCGGAACAAGTCCATAAGGACCACTTACAGTAGGATAAGCCATTTTAAGCTCCTAAATTAAGTTCCGTTACCAAAAGTGACCTTCGTCTTTCTCTCGTGAAAGAGAGGCATACGAGGATCGTTCTCTCGCATGAGGTTGTTGTCTACAGATTCCATCTGAGAACGTGTCTGCTGTTTGTAATAGTCAGTACGTTCTTCGATGAGTTCGACTGGAGCTTTACACAGTAGCAAACCACCAATCACAACGTTGTCTTTGAACCTATCGTTCTCAATGGTGACCAACGTGATTTCTGGATGATCTGAAGCCTTTACAGGCTCCCAACCTTCACGCAGTTTGGAAGAAACATTTGTGGCGTCAGTCGTACCTTGCGAACTGACTCTTATCCAGCGGAATTCATAACCCGGCTCGGGATTAGGTGAGGGTAGTACCTCAGGGCGCGTCCAAGCCTTTTTGCGGGTCGTCTTTTCACGAGATTTAAGTTCTCGGTCTATACGATTCTCAGCCATCATTGTTTCCTCATATCTAATGCAACCTGTTTGGCGTACTGTTCTGGGGTAAGACCCAAGCGTTTTGCCAACGTTAATTGTGTTTGCGTGAGCCTAATTTTCTTAGGCGCTGTGCTCCGCGTAGCGGGGGCAACCACATTGTTGGATCTTCGTCTTACCTCCGGTTCATCCTCGAAGTTCTCGGGGAATACCTCTCGCATACGAGTATTAATTCGCTCGTAGTAATCGTCAGTTTGAGGGTCTACACCCTCTTTGACAAGCCTATTATGCAACCCTAAGGCGAAACTTGTCATTTCTTCATCTTCATTAAACCACGGATTCTCTTTTTGCCAAATCCGTGTCTTTTCATCAATTTGAACAGGCTGTGGAACAGATTCCTGTTCAGGGCTATCAATGGGTAGCGTATACTCTTCTTGAGGCAGTTTAAACTCTTCTAGCTTATCAGCCTTAATCTTTGCTGTTGACAACCTATCCTGCGCGGCCAAAACCTTGTCAGAATCACCTGCATCGTACGCACGTTTGTAAGCGCGTTTAGCGGCGTTGATCTCAGCTTCAGCCGACTTCTTAGCACTCTCAAGTAGAGCAGTCTGACTCTTGTACTCGCTATCTTTGAGCTTCTTGTTTTCTTCAACAAGACGTTGAGACAGACGTTCTAACTCTTCACGCTCTCTAAGCGCCTTCTCTTTCTCTCGACGCTCGTCATGATATCCCTTACTAAAATGCTGAATTCGTCGTCGAACTTTCTCGGAGTAATCCGCCAGTTCTTCTTCCGTAACATCTTCTGGGGGGTCTGAAGGTTTACGATTGCGGTCGGCCTTTGGCGTATCATCAACCACTTCAATCTCAAATCCGTCATCAGAAGAATCCGCCTCGCTTGGAGCCGGTGCTTCAGGTTTTTTAGCTTTAGTATCAATGGTCTCTGCACTTGAACCCTCGACCTCGATAGTTAAATTTTTCTCGTTCCCGTCGTCATCATGTGGAAACTCAAACTCTACTTTCTGAAAAGGCATTGTCTATCTCCTATACTGCCATGATCCCACGGGGATCGGGAATTACAGCTTCAACAGAGTCATCGTTCATTAGACGAAACTCTTTACCATTAACCTTAAACCGTGTGCCTGTGTTCATACGAAACATTACGTAGTCACCTTCTTTGCACCACGGACCCTCAGGAAAACGCTCTTTGTCAGCGTACGCCCCATCGCCCATATCCAGAACTACACCCATGATTGACATGATGTATTCCTTTCGCATAGCGTCAGAGGTTTTGATTAGAGCACTACCGTCGTAAGCCTCTTCGATATCAGGAAGAGCAATTAGTAAACGGTAGCCCACGGGTTTTGGGAGCTGTTTGTCCCAGTCAGTATCGGAAATCTCTTCACTAGCAGACTGTAATCGTTCTGCTTGTGCGTTTATTTTTTCTTCCAGTGCATCAGGCAATTTTAGCGGCTGAGTGTTAGTCATCATCATTGTCCATAAAGTTACGCGAGAGGTCTTCTATGATTAATTTTGCGGACTCCAGACCCCGAATAAGTCCAACAACTTCTCTGTAAGCGGGATAGTCTTTAGGACTACCTCCAGCTACAAAACTCTGTGCAGACGAGATTTGCTCGTCGATTTTATCTGTAAGCACGTCAAAGACGGATTTAGGCATTACTCACCTCATTTTGGTTGGTCCGATAACTTCGCTAGTTCAAGATCGAGTTTCGCGGCATCTTGTTGCGCGTCCATCTGAAGTTCTTGTCGATCCAGTTTGAGCTTCTCTGCATCTAGCATGGCGTCCATCTGATCTTTCTGCGCTTTGCGTTGCAGTTCAGCCTGTTTAAGCTGAGTATCCTGCTGGTCTTTAGCGGCCTTACGCTGAACTTCCTGTGCTCTGAGTTGCAACTCAGCTTGCTTCTGTTGCATGACAGGATCTTTCGCTTGTTGTTGAGCTTGCTGTGCGGCGGCTTTCTGCTTGTTAGACTGCATGAGCTGTGCACCTGCATCAGCTATAAGGCGTGACAGTTCTACCTCAATTTCCTCTGGTAGCTCTTCTCCGGGCGGTGGAAGCGGTGCTCCCAACTTCTCTTCGATCTCTTGGCGATACAGGAACCCAAGGTGTTCTGCAATGTGCGCCTGTAAAGACGCTATGATTCGCTTGGCCTGCGGGTTTTGACCGATCATAGCCGCAATCGAGGGGTCTTGCATAAAGGATGTGTGCGCCGCGATATGTGCTTTGTGGTCTTGGTGAATAAACGCACGTAGGGGTTTGCCCATCAGTGCGTCCATGTTTTCGCTGACCGGATCGGTCGGTTTTGCGTCGTCCTTTGTGGGAACCAGCTTATCGGCGTTTTTGACGCCTAGTACCTCAATCATCTGCCTGTGTAACTGTGGCAGATCGTAGATCTGAGGCGCGGCTTGTGCCATCTGCAATACCGCTTGGTACTGTACGACTCGCTGGGCCATAGTGGATGAGTTCGGGTCGCTGACGGGGATCACGTCCACCATCGCATAGTCCATCTGACGTGCACTTACCTCGCCACGGATCGGCTCGTAGCCGTACTCCTGCGGGGCGTACTCCGCCATGATCTCCTTGAGCATCTTGAACTCTTGCTTCATGGCGTAGTGAACACGTGCTTGTACTGCCGCCATTGGCTTGAGAGTTCGCTCTAGGAGCGCAAGGGTTGTGCCTACAGGCGCGTTAGCTGACATGTCAGAGATGTTCATGTCAGAGATAGCACCCAGACGACGCCCTTCGTTCGTAATCTGGTTTAGAAGCGCAAGCAGTGTCTGGCTTGGCTCCTTGTAAGGAAGTGGCATGATGTTGTCACGGATAGAGCCGCTAGGTACATCAACGTCCTTAAACTCGCCGGGTTCTATCGGCGTGTCATCACCCTTGATTCGTAGGCCACGAGACTTGAGTCCGCCGGGCAGGTTAGACAGCGTACCAGCGTCCACCAACTGCCGTATGAGCGACGTTCCCGCCTTAGCATATCCCCCGATGATGTGAATCAATCCAAGGCCGTAGAAGCCAAATCCGGGGACGTAAACGTAGTGTACAAAGTGCTGACGCTTGAGCTGTAGCGGGTCTATCTCGTTCCAGTTTCGGCGTATCGCTAGGATCTCACCGCTACCACGCTCGATAGTCACCACGTATGGCTTGGCGATGTCGTCCTCTGAGTCGTCCAGACCCTCGATGACCATATCCACATGCACTTCATACAGCGCATAGCGGTTGTCATCTGTGAGCGAGAACCCGCCTTCTTCTGCCTTACGCTCCTCAATATCTGAGTGATAAGGCTGAGGGTCACTCAACTCGATGTCACGGTAGAACCCAGCCGCCTGTAGCTTACGCAACTCGTTCTTAGTCTTACGCATAACATGCGTTACACGCTCCGCAGTCTCGATGTGACTTGCGCCATAAGGCACGATAACGTCTTCTGCGGGGATATAGATAGCCGCCTGACGTCCCATATTAGGGTCGTAGTACACCTTCTTAAACGCCGAACCAGAGAGTCCTAGGCTATACAACATACGCTCGTGCTCAGGTCTGTACTCGACCATACGCTCCGTCAACTCGTAGTTCATGTCCGCTTTAACGCGTTGAGCGGCTTCTTCCTTCTCTTTAGACTCTTCCCCCAGAATCTTAACTTTTACAGGACCAGCGGCAGGGAACGTTTCTGACATGGTTTCGGCTTGGAACCGAATAGCCGCTTCCGCCAATACTGTAGAATACACGCCACACGCGCCTTCCCACGGGTCAGTACGCTCTTCGTACTTGAACCCTAGAACATCTAACCCTTTAACAAAGGTATCTGCCCATTCTTTACGACCGTCGATATCTGACTCAATCAAGCCAGTCAACTCGCCTGATATCTCTTGTAGATGTGATTCGTCTAGTACCTCGGCAAGGTTGATGTCAAACGCCAGCATGTCCTCGATACCCGCATCAGGGATCAACGTGATCTCCATAGACCCGTCGTCGAGAATGACCGCTTCAGGTTCTATGATCTCAATTTCTAGTGCAGATTCACCCTGTTCAGAGATCTCATCCATGCCTTCTGGCGCAGAGTACATTCCTTTTTCTATAGCCATGTCCTAGCCTCTTAGTAATACCCGCCACTTCGACGTTTAAAATACTGTGGTTCGTCTGGTTCGTCTGTGGGCAAGCGGATAAATCCTCCCTGCCTGAATCGCATCAGGGCCATCACCGTTGAGTCCACGAGGTCATCATGGCTCATAAACGGAAATCCGGCAATTTCTTCTATCACTTCTTCCGCCCATCGCGTCGGTGGTACCCACACTAACTCTGACGCCACAATATCCGCAACAGAGTTCAACCGTGCCAGCTTATCACCTGAGCCACGGTGCGGTGTGTATTCTGACACAGGCAGGCCCATCCGTCGCATCTCTTGATACAGCGCCGTACCAGCAGACTTCTTCTCTACAATAAACGCATCAGGCTCCCAGTCCTGATACTCCTCCATAGCCATCTGTTTCAGCTCAGGAAACTCCATCCGCTTCTTGATACTGTTGAGCAGGATGACGTTGTAGGCGTTAGTCTCCTCGTTGAGGAACACACCCCAAGTCGTCAGTGCGGTGTAATCGGCACGGTTATGGGTCTCTGCCGCCGCATCCAGCGACATAATGATGTACTCGCATGGGGGCGGATTATCCTGTTCCCACATGTTCCACCACTCACGTTTGACGATTGACGCCTCTTCTGCGGTGGGTTGTTGCTGATACTGCGCGTTCCACTGAAACGTCGGCATAGATGCCTTGGTACGCAAGAGCGCCTCAAGGTCAAAGAACTCAGGCCACAGAGGTTTCTCGACGTACTTCTTCGTCTTTTTGTTCTGGACCTCTAAGATCGCGGGGAACTCCACCACCTCGTACTGGTCAGCACGAGCATTTTTAGACATGTCGTTTGTCACACGCCCTGTCAGGTCGTCCATGTGCCAGCGTGTCTGGATAATGGCTACCCGTCCACCGGGCATCAAACGAGTCCGTGCACCGAAGGTAAACCACTCGTATGCCTTCTCGAATACCTCAAAGTTGCCATTGATGACGTCTTGCTCAGAGTGAGGGTCATCGACCAGAAGTAAATCGGCACCACGACCAGCAAGAGCGCTACCAATACCACACGCATAATATTCTCCACCAACGTTCGTGTTCCATCTACCTGCTGACTTACTATCCTGCGCTAGCATTGTGGTAGGAAATACACTTTTGTACTGATCTGTCGCAATCAGGTTACGCACCTTTCGCCCGAAATCCACCGCCAGATCCGTGGTGTGGGACACCATCATGACCTTTTTATCGGGATTTCGACCCAAAAACCACGCTGGGTAGAAGATAGAAACAAGCTGAGATTTGCCGTGACGAGGCGGTATATTGACGCAAACACGGTCTTTATCGCCCGATTCGATGTCCATCAGCATGTTTGCCAATAGCCGGTGGTGTTTACCGACAATAAATTCTGGCATCATCAACTGACAAAACGCTATCAAATCGTTGTATGCGGCCTGATTCTCCTTCCTTGCAGACAATTCACCCGTGATTTTCTCGATTTCGGCGATCTCATCAGCAGAAAACGCCTCCAGATTGTCCAAAAGTGTCTGGATATCCTCATCTGAGAGGTCCAACACGGCTTCAGTCATCCGATAGACCTAGTTCTGCGTCCACATCTAACGCATCACCGTCAATAATCACCGCATCCTCGGGTTCTTCGTCGGGTGTTATAAGTTTTGCCAGCTTTGCACGTAGGCTTTCGCGCAATTCGTCCGTTGTTTTGTGAGTTATGGTGACTTCGGCCTTCTCTGTGAACAGACCTACGTCCGAAATCTTACCCAAAAGCTCCAATGCACGGATTCTGACGCGTGGATCGGGGTTCTCGGTCTCTTCAATCAGCTTATTGGTCACCAAATGGCGTACTTGAGTGGCACTTTCAACCACTGAATGGCCGAACTGGGTCAAAATCCCGTGTGTTGCCACCAATGCGGCGGGTGGTAGGGTGGATGCACGCTTGTTATTGACCTTCTTCGAGGTTTTCTCGGGGTCATCAGCGTAAGCAAGGGTCAATTTAGCCGCGATGTTGTTGTCTTCAGCGGTCGGCTCTACCTCTAACCCGTGTTCAGCAAGCATAGAGGCAGTGTTACTCGCGGCTTCAACCCGAGTACGTAGATCAATACTAGGAACTTTATCCGAAAACGGCACACCGACTTCGGGTTCTATCTCTAAAGACATGTTGTATCCGCAGGTTTGTTAACCGTTGGTGGCAATTTATACCAAACTCAAAATTTTTACGCAAAAAATTTTTGCTACGCCGATTTTAAAAAGGAAGGGGGGTGTTCCCTATATAGAGGGGGGTGGGGTGCTGGAACTCAAAATTGGACTCAAAGTTTGTGGAAATTAGTAATATATACGTTGATGGCTACGCGTTGCTGACGTCGGGGTCATAGGGGGGTAGTACCCCATCGGATATCACGATTCGCCACGTTTAGTTAGGGAATTCCCTAACTTGTCAGATTATCTATTGATTTGTTACCACATGATACGGTTAAATGGTCCTGTCTTCGGGAGACAACCCCTAGACATCCATTTACGTCATAACAAGAGGATATATGACATGAGCAATTCAACTACTAACCCAGTGTTTGTTAACACTGAAATGACCAAAGCGCTCCGCAATGCAATCAACGCGGGTTCAAAAGCACGTGAAGCAAAGGGTAGATTCTGCGATCTAGCAGTAGCAGAGTTTGGAACAGATGCCCCGCTTCACTTCATCTCACCTAAGTCTAAGGGATCGCTTGCTACTGAAGAATCGTGGGCGGCGTTTAACGACATCATTTTTGCGACGTTTACTTCAGCGGAACAAAAGATTCTTACTGCCCCAAAAGACTCGCTAAACGATGCGCAAAAAGCGAAACGCGAATATCTGCAAGAGCAAAAGGGATCTAAGCAAAAAGATATCCGTAACGCGGTAAAACGACGTGTGGTTAAACTGGAGCCCAGTGAGCCAAAAGCGCCTCGACCTCCAGAGACCCGCATTCGTGATGCCGCGCAGGACATCATTAAGGTCTGCGAGAATGTAGAGACCTCTACCTTCCGCCCTGCTGAGGTCAAAGCGCTGGCCGAACAGATCATCCGATCTATCTAACCTACCGCGCCCTTCGGGGCGCTTTCCTTTGGAGACATTATGAAGTTACTACTTATCAACGCGACTATTCTCGCGTTCAACGTGGTCGCCATCGGCGCACTATTTATCCTAATGACCTTTCAGACAATGGGGAGTTAGCATGAAATGGACTAGATTACCTTCACCAAATCGATTCGTATCTGATCTACTGACCCGCGAAATGGTAGAAATAAAAGATCGCTTCACTGTCGCCTATTTGGAATCGGCAGTGATGAGTCGAGCGAATCAGCCCTACATCACTAAACCTGTTTACAGGTCACCCATCCAAAACCTACCTTTCACCATCGTATGCAAACCCTAACCCCAACCCGCTTCGGCGGGTTTTTTTGTGCCTGCCGTTTGAGACCAGTTAATTGTGTCGCGCCGAGCCTGATCGCGTTGCGCCCTGCGATGCCAGTTAATGATGTCGCGCCGAGCCTCACGTGTTATCACGTGTGTG